TAAGAAATTTGAAAAGTTTTTAGATAAGAAACAAGAAGATGCAAACAGCACCGAACCTGAATCTGAATAATGTTACAAAAGCTGAAGAAGTATTTGAACTAGCTAGTAAAGATTTAATATCTTTTGGAAAACTGTTCTTGCCCGATGATTTCATGCGGAGCGAAACTCCACCTTTTCACTATGAGGTTGCTGATAATATAGATGACCTTTCTGTAAAGCAACTTGCAATAATCCTTCCTCGAGGTCATGGAAAGACAGTTCTAACTAAAGCTTCTATATTAAAAGATTTTTTATTCTGTCCTAAAGATGATATGTTTTTCTATGCATGGGTATCTGCAACACAGAAACTATCGGTAGGTAATATGGATTATATTAAATATCACCTTGAATTTAACGATAAGATAAAGTATTATTTTGGGTCAGTAAAAGGTCGGAAGTGGACAGAGGAAGATATAGAATTAGAGAATGGATGTAAATTAATAAGTAAGTCTAATGTAGCTGGTATTCGTGGTGGTGCTAAATTACATAAAAGATATGACCTTATAATATTGGATGATTTTGAACATGAAGCAAATACAATTACAAGAGATGCTAGAGACAAAAACGCTACTCTCGTCACTGCTGTTGTCTATCCCGCTTTGGAGCCTCATACTGGTCGGCTCCGTGTTAATGGCACTCCCGTACATCATGATTCTTTTATTAACAATTTACTTATTAATTATAGCAGGGCTAAGAAGGCTAAAGCTGATTTTGCATGGAAAATAATAACATATAAAGCAATTACTAAAAGTGGAGATTCACTATGGACAAGTTTCTTTCCGAAAACAAAACTAGAAGAAAAGAAGAAATTCTATCAAGATTCTGGAAAACCTCAGAAGTTTTTTCAAGAATATATGATGGAGGTACAAAGCCTTGAAGACTCATTATGGACCAGAGAACATATTAAGTATTGGGAAGGGTACTATGACTACGATAGTGAAGAGAATCAGAACTACTTGGTTGTTAATGGAGAAAGATTTCCTGTTAATACCTTTATTGGTTGCGACCCTGCCACTGATATTGATACTAAGGAGTCTGATTTTTCTGTTATCATGGCTATTGCGATTGACTCAGAAAATAATTTATATGCTTTAGAATATGAAAGGCATAGAAGTATTCCAACTGTAGGACAAAAATCTACAGATGGTAAAGTAATAGGAAAAAAGGGTGTAGTTGATTATATAATGGATATGCATCAGAAATATCATTGTATATCAAGCACAGTAGAAGACGTAGCTATGAATAGAAGTGTTTTTCAAGCACTAAATTCAGAAAGAAGGCGTCTAAATAAGTTCGATATCGCTGTAATACCTGAAAAACCAGGTGGTAGGCAGAAGATAAATCGAGTTTATAGTGGGCTTTCAGGTAGATTTAGTACAGGAACGGTACATTTAAGAGAAAATATGTTTGATTTAATCAATGAAATTGTTACTTTCGGACCTAGAATGGCTCATGATGATACCATAGAGACTCTTTATTACGCACAAATGCACTCGTTCCCTCCTGATTTAAGGAAGAACGAAAGAGATTTATCGTGGTATAAACCTAAAAAGAAGGCGAAGAATTGGATAGTAGCATAATAACAATAGGAGAATAATATGCCTCAGAAAACAAAGAAAAAACGTTCCCTTCTTGAAGTGATCAATCCTTTCGATAAGGAAAGTAAAGAACGAAGATTAATGCGCAAAGGCAGGAGAGCTGGCAAGAAAGCCGCAAAAGCAACAAAAGGAATGGTTGGTTTTGGTTCTGCACCTGCTAAGAAAAAGCCTGTAAAAGGACTTACTTCTGCATCAAGAGCTCGGAAACTTGGAGCTGCTAAAGGCACTAAAGTTCGTAGAGGAGCTGTAGATGTACAAAAAACCAAAGGTGGAGATTTTGTTAAGTATGAAAAAGGTTCAAAATCAGCTGGAAAGTTTAAAGCTGCTTTCAAAAAAGGATGTGAAGGCGGAGCTAAGTCTTTTAAATGGGATGGTAGAAGTTATAGTTGCGCTAAAAAATAAGTGATTAGTATAAGTCAAATGCGGTCTTTGATCGCTAGTACTTGCTCAAAGTTAGGTGATAAATACGCTTTTGAGGAAGCAGTTGACTTGGTATTAGCGACTGGGATTGTTGAATCCAGGTACGAATATATTAGACAGATGGGAGACGGCCCTGCTCGCTCATTCTGGCAAGTAGAGCCCGCTTCCGCTGTTGATAATCTAGCTCACTATTTAGTTCATAGGCCCAGTCTTATTCAAAAATGTGCGGAGGCTAGTCTTGTTGATGTAAAGCATTGGCAGAATTATGATGAACGGGTATGGTCAGATATATTGGAAAAGAATATTGCTGCAGGGATTGTTCATTGTCGTTTGAAGTATTGGCGTATTCCTAAACCGATGCCTAATACATTGGAAGGACAAGCTGATTACTGGAAGAAGTATTACAATACAGAGGGTGGCAAGGGTGACCCTGAACATTTTATTGAATCTGTAAAGAAGTGGTTGAGGTAAATAAATGGCAAGGATGACAAATAAGAAAAGAGCACAGCAGAATAAACAGCTTTGGGATAAGGCAAACTCATCTCATCGTCAGAGGTGGCAGGTATTAAGTCAGAAAGGTTTTGATTTTTATCTAAACGAACAGCTTACGAAAGAAGAATTAAGCGCTCTTGACGAAGCTGGAATGCCAACATTCACTATTAATAGAGTAACTCCTATTATAGAGATTATGAAGTATTTTGTTACGGCTAACAATCCAAGATGGAAGGCTGTAGGAGTAACTGGTGATGATGTAGATGTTGCACAAGTACACTCTGATATAGCTGATTACTGTTGGTATAACTCTAACGGAAAATCAATATACAGCCAAGTAGTTCTAGATAGTCTTACAAAAGGTATCGGATACTTCATGGTTGATGTTGATAAAGATGCTGATAAAGGAATGGGAGAAGTTGTATTTAAGAGAATTGACCCATATGATGTATATGTAGACCCTGCTAGTAGAGATTTTCTATTTAGAGATGCTAATTTTATATCAGTAAGAAAGAATGTAACCAAGACACAGTTAAAGAATTTATTCCCTGAGTTTGCTGGGAAGATAAATAAAGTTACAGGTCAAGCTGATTATGTGAGTTATTCTCAAAGACCTACGATAGCTGCTGAATCTATCCAGCCTGAAGATATTACAATGGGCATAACGATAGAAGGCGAAGATGATGATATAGTCCCATACTACGAAACGTATTCAAAGAGGAAGCATGCTTATAGAAATGTATTTGTAAAAGTTATGCCATCTCCTGTTGAAATGCAGCAAATTAGAGATTCTGTTGAAGATCAGATGGCTGAATTTGAGCAGGAGGTTCAAGTACAGTTAAAAGAAAAGGTCATTAGTATACAGCAGTCATTAGAATCTGGTGAAATTATTCCAGAAAGAGCTGAACTTGAAATTGATAGAGCAAGTAAGATGACTCAGCAAGCTATTGAAGAAAAAAGAGTCCAACTTCTATCAGAAGCTCAAGATGCTGCTACTATTATTAATCAACAAGTAATGACAGAAGAAAGCTACCAGCTTTTAGTTAAGGGCGGAGAAATGAAGAGCCAGGTAGTTGAAGCTATAAAGTTTTATGAGAATAGAGTCCATTTAACTTGTACAGTTGGTGATGATATATTTTTATACGAAAGAGTATTGCAGGTTGTTGAATATCCTATTATTCCTATTCCTTATATGTATACAGGTACTCCATATCCAATGAGTGCTGTTACTCCTTTAGTTGGTAAACAACAGGAAATCAATAAAGCTCATCAGATTATGTTACATAATGCGAATCTCGCATCCAATCTTAGATGGATGTATGAAGAAGGTTCTGTCCCTGAGGAAGAATGGGAACAATACTCATCTTCACCTGGAGCATTATTAAAGTATAGACAAGGATTTACTCCACCTACTCCAGTATTACCAGCTCCTATCAATAATGCTTTTTATACAATTACCCAAGAAGGCAAAGGAGATGCTGAGTATATAGCTGGTGTTCCTTCGGCTATGATGGGATTTACCCAAGAACAATCTGAAACATATAGAGGATTACTTGCAAATGATGAGTTTGGTACTCGTAGATTAAAAGCTTGGATGGGTAGTGTTGTTGAGCCAGCCTTAGAACATTTAGGTAGATGCTTTCAAATGATTGCTCAAAATCATTATTCAGTAGAGAAAGTATTTAGAATAGTACAACCTGAAGCTGGACAACAGCCTGATGAAGAAAAAGATGTAAGAATTAACATTCCTATTTATAATGATTATGGTAAAGCTATATC